GGTTGCATGGTCTCCTCCACGTTACATTATGTTAGCTGGCAAAATATCTCGAGGATCATCAACAACAGCCAGTATTTCATCGTCGTTAATTATCCTTAGCTCACCACCATCAATACGAATACGTGATCCTGCATATCTTGTGATGAGAACCCAATCACCCTCTTTACACCAAGGGCCACTAGGAAACTTTTCTTTGTCTTTGTAACATTCAGGCCCCATTTTAAGAACCTTACAAATGTTTGTTGTTACTTGTGATTCTGTAACTGTATCGTCAGTTAGCAATACGCCACCTTTTGTTTTACCTTGAAGTTTTAGTGGGAATAATACCATTCTCCAACCAGACGGTTGTGGTATTTTTTCTATTTCATTTTTCTTTTTCTCCGCTTGTGCACCATCCCATACGTGTTTTGGTACAATTAGTTTTGGTTTAGTCATCTTCTAGCTCCGTTTTCTTAAGCAGGTCCGTGAGTTCCTGTTCTTCTTGTTTAAGTGCAGCTAATTTACCAGATAGAAACTTATATTCTGACCAGTCTTTAGCTATCCCATTTAATATAGACTCTTCTACTTGCTTTTGTCTAGCAATTAAATCTTTTTTATATGCTGTAAAGAAATTTTCTAGCCGCATGATTTCATAAGGTCGGCTAATTTTTTACAACGATTTGGAGTTTGTTTATTCCATCTGGAGTCAAGCATTTCGTAACTTGCACCAATAAAATTAGCTTCCTGCAGGGCTTTCCACATATTTTTAAACTTTGACACCCCTGATTGTCCAAGTTGAAAGCACATCTCCGATAAGACGTGTTGAGCTGTTTCTGGTAAATTTTCAATACCGTTTTGATCAATTAATTGTTTAGCTTGAGCTATTGCCCTGCTTAAATCTTTATCAAATACTGCTTGTAATTCTTCTTCTGTGTATTCTTTATCAGCAACAAAATTATCTGCTGGGACAACCTTATGACCCCACCCGATGGTATCGAATCCTTCGGTATCTTGATAAATTTTGTTTCTAAAACCTTCACTTAATTTTACTGATTTAGATAATTCTTCGTAACTCATACTTTAATTCTTTTTTTGATAGAACTTAGTGCTCTTGCTTGTCCTGCATGTGTTTTTGATGCCTTTTTTAAACCTTTAATAACTTTACTAACTTTTTTCTTTACAGATCCACCATTTGCTTTCCCTAATGCTATTTTTTTTGAGACCACCTCATAATCTTTTCCCTGTCTAAATCCAGTATTTTTAAGTTGTTTTAATTTCGCATCTGTAGCCATAGTAAGTCCCTTTGGTTTTATTGATCCTTTGAACTTAATATATTTAGTAGCCATTATTTCTTTTTAAACATTCCTATTGCACTAGATCCTGCCTTGATCCCAAAACTCGCAGAAATTGCAATGTAAAGTAGATTATGATAATACGACGGCAAATCCTGCAGTGCAATAAACCCTTGATGAACATGTTCCTGTAAAGGCGTGAAGACTAAAACTGCTGGAAGTAGAAGGACAAGTAAACTTACCTCATCTTTCCACGATCCTTTCATTTGATCAACGGCGCTTTGCTCCCATGCAACTTTACCAGCTATCTGGTCTTCTTTAAGTTTTTGCGTTGCTTTAATTGTTGTAAGTTTTAACTCTTGTTTTGCTTTCTTTGTTTCTACAAAACCCTTGACGCCATCAGCGACGACGCCAAGTAAAGGTTTAGCAAGTAATTGCCACATAAATTCTAGATTGCTCCTATGATAATTATTACGATTATTGCTACAATTGCAGCTTTAATCCAATCTTTCATACTCCAGTCAGACCACTCTTTTAAGTGTGCCCACAGATCTTGTACAAGTTTCATACAATCCTCCTTTGTTGATAGAGTTTTATTACTTTACGCCTTTAAAAGCAACTTTTTTGATCTGCATCTTGCTTGTCTGCCCTTTTGGGCCACTACCTTTGTTTTGTTTTACAACAAAAGGTGAGTATACAACAGCAGCATCAGATGAAACTTTTAGTGTAGGAAAAGGGTTTTTTGGTTTTACCGTTTTCACTTGTTTCTTTTTAAAGTTCATGATCTAGCCTTTCCATAACCACGTTTAGCAAGTCTACCTGCTAGACCACCATTCGCAGCTTTAATTGGTTTTTTAGGTTTAATTATTTCTATGCCTATTGCAAGTAAACCAGGCATTTTTTTCTTTTTATCTTTTTTCTTTGGTGAATCAACTGGGCCACCATTTTTCTTTTTCGTAGCGCCAACAATTCTATCTGCTTGTGTAGGATTAGGGTTATTATCTACACCAGCTTTAACTGATAACATGCCGAAGCTTTCTGCTTTTCCGCCATCAGCGAATACATTTTTTTGTCTATCTGTTCTTTTCTTTTTATTAGGGTTTGATTTAGCGGGGCCACTTTTTCTATTATCTCGTTGTTTAAGTTTTTCTAATTTTTCTTTGTCTGTTAATCTTGGAATTGGTTTAAAAGGTCCTTTTTCTAATTTTGGCTTTTTTGGTCTAAAAAGTTTAGTTGGATCATCTCTAAATTTTTCAAGAAATTTATCTGTTTTAATTTTATCTTTTGCGGTTTTAACTCCCTTTTCACTTAATGCCATACTAAACCCCTAATGTATCGTTGGTTTTACCAGTTCAAGGAGGTCATAACCATTATGATTCTCCAAGTGTTTTGCTTCTTTTGGCGATAAATGCTCATAATAGACCATTTTTGCACACGCCATCATAGCTCCTGCTAAAAGTATACTATCTTCAGGATTTTTGGAAGTATTTTTTGCAATAAGCATAAGCTTATCAAAATATTCCGTTAATTTTTCTTCAGCCTTGGTCATTTTGTTTGCTTAAATTAACATTTGCACGAAGTTGTGCAATATCTTCTTGAGAATCTATCTTATCCTGCGCTAATTTAGCATTTTGTTCTAATTTTGCAGCGTCCATTTCTATATTTGCTTGATCAAGTGCAGATTTTCTCTGTAAATCAGCAGCTCGAAGCTGAATTTCTTGCTGTTTCAAATTAATTAACGGATCTTCACCTTGTTCAGCCATCATTTCTTGCTCTTCAGTAATCATTTGTTCTGTCATTTCGTTAATTCTTTCAGCAACTTTTGATTCAACAAGCTCTTGAAGTTTGACTTGCTCTTCTTGTGGTATCTGACCGCCAAATTTCTGTGCAATTTCTGCTAAATCTTTTTGCATTTCTTGTTCTACCTCTTCTCTTGCTTGTAATGACATATGTTCCATAATGTGAGCTTCAAGAATTGTCATAGTTTGTAAGTTATTTTTTACTAAAATACTTGAAAAGAAGGCTCTGTGTGAATCAATGTGAGCCATGTGATTTTGATTTCTAAAAGCTTGTATTGGTTTACCTAATAAAGCACTACCATTTTCAATTCCAGGATCCTGTGGCTGTGGTGGCGTAGGCACTGGTAGTATCGCATCCACATTTTGCACGCCCATTGCTTGATACATTCTTCGATATGCCTCGTAAAGATTGTGCATTTGTGGTGCAGCTTGTGCAAGTTGTAATTGTGTTTGTGCCAACGTAACACGTTGAGACATAGAAAAAATCGTAGGGTCTGAAACAGGTAAAATATCAATCTTTTCACTAAAGTCTGCAGTCTTAATAGATTGCACGCCGCCAACAACATCGTATGGGTATGACGGATCAAGTGACTCAGAAAATATTTTTGCTAGTAATTTAAACTCAATTTTTTGTGCATAGTGTAATCTTTTATGAATAGCAGACATGACACGCATGCCTCTTTCCATAAGAGCCATAGTTGTACCAACTGGTGCATTTGCTGCAACGCTATCACCAATTTTTTGATCAGCAACAGTAGCAAATTCTTTACCTGCTTGTACAACAAAACCAAGTAATTGAAATAATGTTGGATCTGCACCCTTGTAAGGTAACGGTAGTAGACCAGCACGTAGATCACCACTTGGTGCATCCACATCTCTAAACTCTCCTGGTTGTATTGGATTGTCATCATCACGGATACGTAAACCCCTTGCTTTAAATCCTGCTGGTAAGTTTGCAAGTGTTCCAGCATCAATCAATTGACGTAAAGCAGCCGTAGCAGTTCTTGATAAACCGCCAAGCATGTGAATCAATCCTAGTCCA